ATTTTATGCCACAACTGCATTTGACTTGTGCTTTTTCCAAATTGATCAATTCAACCTTGTCTTCGCAGAACTTTGAACAGGTAGTGCAGAATTCGGATTTTTTGGCCCACTTGATAATCTGCACTTCCCCACTAGATTCATTAATTGGATTTTCTTCGCCCCTGTAGTTGGTCTTGCGGCGTGGGCCAGTCCGCTTGTCGTGGATGCTAGATCCCCAAACGCCCTTGACTGGTTTGCTGGCATCAACATACCATTGTTCGGTAAGTTGATCAATAATTTTGTAAAACTTTTTTCGCTCCATATCATAATTTATTGATATGGGCAAGTGTTCCAATCCAATTTAGATTTAAAGTAAAGTCGTTTGCGTATCTGGCCAATAGCTTCACTGTATTTGATTTGATCTAATAATTCAATTGTGGGATCTTTGGCCAGCATCAATAGATATTGTGCAGTTTCTTCACCATACTGTTTTATTAGATAGTAGTCCCTAACATCCATTACCAAATACCTGCTACTTTGGAAATGGCACCTAAAGCACCTAAAAGCATCACGATAAGGCCAGCACCACCCTTGATAATTAACCAGGCAATTTCAGTCTTAAAACTGTCTAATTTTGCCTCAATGCGGTCTATCTTTACTTCAATTTTATCTGTTTTTGATTCTAAATTGTTCATTCTTTCATCAAGGGTAGCATAGCGTTGAGCACACAAATCTACGTGTGCAGCAAGGCTACGCTTTTCATTAGTAGTAGATCCCAGTATGGTCATGTTCAATCCTCAAATGTAATAGTAGAAGTTCCTAGATCTATGATCCATCCTTGTGCAATGCCTTGGTCAATCATAGCCTGTTGATCTGCTGAATCTCTAAATTCAACAAATCTTGACTCTTCAACTTTGATGTTGTGGAATTGCCAAACATTGGCACTGACTGTAGATGATGTTGCTGTTTCAATGTAATTCATGTTTGTTCCTTATGGCAACAATGGTGTTGGCCATTGTTTTGAAGGCACAACATAGTTGCTGGTATATTTGGCCACACCTTTGGTCACACGGAAGTCATCAAAGTAGGCTGTATAGTTGTATTCATTATAACCATTAGTGCCAATGCGTGTATTTGTAGAAGTAGTCACTAGGTTCTTTGAGCAAGTGCCCACACTCTGCACCACACCATTAACACCCAAATACATGGTTGTTCCTAAACGGCAGCAGGTTAGGTGTGTCCATGTATTGTAATCAAACTTGGTCTGTGAGTTTTCAAGGAAGGTAGTGCCATCCCAATGTCCAATGCTGAACTTGGGATTCCATGCTGTTCTATACAGCAAGGCCCAACCATGTGCAGTTGATCCTGCTACTTGATTAGCACTCCAAAGACCATAGTTATAATTGCCTGTTGGGCTGTTGCCAATAGCAGTGATATAGAACCATGTTTCAAGTGTAAAATCACCTGTGCCAAACTGGAAGTTGGTATTGTTGGCAGCACCAATGTTTAGGTAACTGGCACCATTGGGTTTGTAAAGACTGCCACCACCCCATTTTTTAGTAGTGCTGTTGAACGCTGCACTACCGCCTGCACTGGGAGTATTAAGTCCAGTGAGGTCAGTAGTGATGTTCTCATCAAACCTGCCTAAGAACACATTTCTATCCCAGAGATTATCAAGAACCTCTGGGTTATAGAGTGCAGTATTTTTACTGAACGATGACCACATTATGCAAATCCTCTGCTTAGACCAGCCAAGTAGTTAGTTCCATCATAGTAGATTGTCACAACATCAATAGCATTTGCACTGGTGGTCAAAGTCTTAACACCACCAGCAAACTTCATAGTAGATGTTAATGTTCTTGAACCAGTTGCATCCTGCACAAGAATCAATGTCATGTTACTGCCAGTAACTGCACCACTTAGACTGCTGATTGTCACGTTACCAGTTAAGGTTAGTTTATGCACAGTTCCAGAACTTACTGATGGAGTATATGTGCCTGCGGCTGTGTTACCCCATGTGTATTGTGTTTCACTACCAGCAAATCCACCTTGTGGTCCTGTTGCACCTGTTGATCCATTAGTTCCGTTTGATCCTGCTGGGCCAGTTGCTCCTGTTGCACCAAATGCTCCAGTTAAACCAGTAGCACCAGTTGCTCCGTTAGTTCCGTTAGTGCCCGCTGCACCAGTAGCACCAATATCGCCTTGTGCTCCAGTAGGTCCAGTTGCACCTTGAGCACCTGTTGCACCTTTTTCACCAGTTAATCTAAATCTCCAATCGTTGCCACTAGCAATGCTGCTTGCATAAGTTGAGTTGATCTCTAATGTTGTTCCGCTATAACTTGTGATTACACCATACATGAAATCAGTTTCATATATGTTAGATTGAACACGAACAAGATCACCTACTACAAATGCTGAATTAGTAGAAGATTTATCAACGGTAAATGTCTTAGTTCCAGTGCTCATGGAGATTGTAGTGCTAGATGCAAGACTGTATCCTATACCAGTGGCTCCTTGAGCACCAGTAGCACCATCATTGCCAGTTACGCCCTGAGCACCTGTTGCACCAGTAGGTCCAGTAGCACCTGTTGGTCCTGTAGCACCTGTGCGTCCTGCTAGGATAAAGTTCCAAGAACTGTATGTGCCGCTGCCAGTTGTAGAAGTTGCATTGATGCTGAGTGTAGTTCCGCTGAATGCAGTAACAACACCACCCATACCATAGGCATTGCTTGGGCTACCAATAGCAGCCACGCTGACAATACTGCCTACTTGGAATGCACTTGCAGTTGCACTTAAATTCACAGTGAATGTCTTGGTTCCTGTGCCAATTGTGTTTTCACTAGCACTGGTCAATACCCATCCTGGTCCTGTAGATCCAGTTGCACCTTGGTCACCTTGAACACCTTGTGCTCCAGTTGCACCTGTAAGTCCAGTTGGTCCCTGTGCTCCAGTAGCACCCGTATCGCCCTGTGCTCCAGTTAAGCCTGTTGCACCAGTAGCACCTTGATTACCTGTAGTTCCTTGAGCACCTGTAGCACCAATATCGCCTTGAGCACCTTGGGCACCTGTGGCACCAATATTGCCTTGAGCACCTGTGGCACCAATATTGCCTTGAGCACCTGTAGGTCCTTGTGCTCCAGTAGCACCAATGTCACCTTGAACGCCCTGAGCACCAGTAGCACCAATGTTACCTTGAATACCTTGGGCACCTGTTGCACCAATTTCGCCTTGAGCACCAGTTGCACCAATATCACCCTGAGCACCTGTAGGTCCTGTAGCACCAGTAGATCCTTGTGGTCCAGTTGCACCTGTTAGGCCAGCAACTACAAACTTCCAAGAACTGTATGTGCCGCTGCCAGTGTATCTTGAAACACTAATGCTTAGACTTGTGCTGCTATAACTGATAATATAGCCGCCCATACCATATGCTGAACCTGGGCTGTCAATAGCAATAGCAGTGACCAATGTTCCAACACTGAAACCGCTGGCTGTGGCGTCTAGATTAACTGTAAATGTTTTTGTTCCTGTGCCTAATGCAAGACCTGAAGTAGAAGTTAAATTAAAGCCTGGGCCTGTTGCTCCAGTAGAACCTTGATTACCAGTTTGTCCAGTTGCACCAGTAGCACCCTGATCACCTTGGCTACCAGTTAGGCCTGTTGCACCTGTGGCACCATGAACACCAGTAGATCCTGTTAGGCCAGTGGCACCTGTTGCACCTTGGTCACCCTGTGCTCCAACATTACCTTGTGGTCCTGTTTCACCAGTAGCACCAGTGCTTCCTTGGATACCTTGTGGTCCAGTTGCACCTACTTGTCCAGTTAGACCAGTGGAACCTGTTAGGCCAGTAGCACCAGTAGATCCGTGTGCTCCAGTTTCACCTTGAATACCTTGAATACCAGTTGCACCTGTTGATCCATGTGCTCCAGCAGCACCTGTGGATCCAGTAAGACCTGTAGCACCTGTGCTACCTTGGTCGCCAGTAATACCTTGAACACCTTGTGGTCCTGTTGCACCTGTAGATCCAAATGCACCTGTAGAACCTTGATTACCTGTTAGACCTGTTGCTCCAGTTGCACCGTAGTTACCTTGTGGGCCAACTGGTCCTGTTGCACCTGTTGCACCGTCATTACCATTTGTTCCTGCCGCACCTGTTGCACCAGTTAGGCCAGTAGAGCCAGTTGCACCTTGAACGCCTTGGCTACCTGTGGCTCCAGTTAGACCTGTTGCACCTGTTGCACCAGTAGGTCCTGGGGCTGCTGCTAATGTTGTGACTACATAAGAATAATAAGCACTGCCTTCTGTGTAGTAATTTACAGGAGCAGTTCCACTATTGTTTAGGACCCAAACTTCAACAACCATACGCTGACTTGGATCAATGTCTGTAGTTGGCAGTGTGATTGTTGTGAATAACTCTGTTGGAGTTGTATTGTTTGTATCCCAAGCAATGGCTGTTAGAGCAGTGTCACCAATTGTAGAAATAATAGTTCCATCATTTGCTGCCAATTTTAAACGAGCAAATGCACGAACATCATCACCTTCCTTGTCTTTGGCAAAGTGTAGGTTGAACTGTTGGACACCACCAGGAATGATCTCAAAGTCAAATGGATCACTCATGTAACTTGCAACCAATGTGCTTGTAGATCCAATAGCACTAACAGTAACTGTCTGCTGTGTAGCAGTAGTTGGATTTTGTCCAAGTTCTTTGTAACTGCCAATTTCAGTAACTGTTTGGTTGAAGTAATAGAAGCGTCCAGAACTAAATCCCTGATTACCTTGAGCACCTGTTGCACCTGTTGGTCCAGTAGCACCAGTAGGTCCTTGTGGTCCTGTTGATCCTTGTGGTCCTGTGCTACCTTGGACACCTTGTGTTCCAGTAGCACCTGTTGGGCCTGTTGCACCTAGGTTACCTGTGCGTGTAAAATCAATGGTCCAAAGATCATTGCTGCCAGGTAAGGCATTGCCGCCAACCCATGCTAGAGGAATCTTGTAGTAACCGCTGGCAGTTTGAACTGCACCAGTAATTTCAAATACAAGACTGTTGCCACCTGCACTGTCTGTAGTGACAAACTCCAACATACCCTTAACTGGACTGTTGCTGTCATCCCACGAATCATACCAAGCAGTCATGCTGGTGCCATTGTGGTTGTTGTAATCTACATACAAATAAGTGATGTTAGTAGCAGTTGTGCTGTTAAATGCAAACTTACCTGTGCCTGGATCAGCATCTGTTGTGGCAGTGTTGAACTGATAGGAAATACCACCGCGAACGCCAGTAGATCCAGTAGATCCTTGAACGCCTTGTGGTCCTGTTGAGCCCTGTGCTCCTGTTGCACCTACATCGCCTTGAATACCTGTTGCACCTGTAGATCCAACTGAGCCTGTGCCTCCTGGTCCTGTAGCACCCTGAGGTCCTGTAGCACCAGTAAGTCCGTTTTCACCTTGAATGCCGCTTGCACCTTGTGGTCCTGTAGCACCTGTGTTACCAGTAAGACCTGTAGCACCAGTAGGTCCTGTAGCACCATTTTGTGCTAACAATGCCCAGTTGGCATTGTTAATGCTTGGATCAACATTGTCCTCTGGATCAATTGCACCTGGAGTGAATACAAAATACCATTGTCCATCAATAGTGCTTTCTGCAAAGTCTAGGTATTCATAACTGTTGCCTGAACTCCATAGACCACGCCATTGGAATCCATCTCCACTTTGGCCAGTAGCACCAGTAACTCCAGTTGCTCCTTGTGGTCCTGTAGAACCTGTTAGCCCAGTTAATGCAAATGACCAATTTGAATATGTGCCACTACCTGTGACTGCACCAACGCCAATGGTTAAACTTGTGCCAGTGAATTGACTGACTACACCGCCAAGTCCATAACTGCTGCTTGGACTGTCTAGAGCAATCGCACGAATTACACTGCCAAATTGGAAGCCAGTTTCACCAAGTGCTTTATTAACAGTAAATGTCTTAAAGCCTGTGCCCAAACCTACAGAACTGGTAGAAGTTAGACCAGCAAAGCCTGGACCTGTTGCTCCAATACCTGTGGCACCCTGTGGTCCAGTAGCACCAGTTTCGCCCTGAATGCCTTGAGCACCAGTTGCACCAATGTTGCCCTGAGCACCTGTAGCACCTGCTGGTCCTGTAGCACCAGTAGCACCAAAGCCACCTGTGACTGAGATAGTTCCATCTGCTGATATGTTGATGTTTTGGCCAATCTTAACACCGCCCAGTGTGGCTGTGGTGGCAGTGGTTAATGTGTAGGTTGATGTGCTTTGTGCTGTAACAAGAACACCCCCAACAGTAGTGCCATCACCAACAAACAGTTCATTGGTATCTGTATCTAAAATCAATTCACCCACTAATGGAGTGATTGATAAACGCTGTAGTGTTGAGCCTCTTCTAATCTGTAATGACATTGCTGTTTCCTTATTCTATCTCACCTGCATCAAATGCGTAGGTGCTGGGTGATGTAAATGTTCCAAAATCTACTGACTGTAATTGTAGTAAGAACTGTTCCATGTTGGTTGCTGGTGCTGATATGCTACCAAAGTCTAATCCACCAATGTAGGCAGTTCTTTGAACTGTTGTATCTGGGAATTGAATACCTTTGCTAACAGTAACTGGACCAGTTCCATTGTAATTTACAATATCTTGAACAGCCAATTGACTGTGATAGATATCGCTACCAACTTTGACTGTGCTGGTTGTTGCTAATACAATCTCTGTTGCAGTAATTATCGCTTTTGCAGGACCCAGGTGCAAACTTGCTGAAGTGCTGGTTGTCTTTAGTTCAATATAGTCACCAAAGAAACTGCTCTTGTTAATGACCACACGGTTGGTGCCTGTAATGGCAATGCGTGTGTCATTTAATGTTGTTTGTCCCAGTGCATCAGTTGAAATCCTACTAGATCCATCACGGTGTAAAACTGTTAGAGGACTTAGGATTTGTATTGGATCTTCGTCTGGTGTGTCAAAGATAATACCATAGTCACTGGTAATACGCATGGCACTGTTGAAAGGCATGCTGATTGTGCTAGACTGTGTTGTTCCAAACGGATTAAACTTACCAGCACTGATGATTAAACTGTTGCTTTCACCATCAATGTTGTAGCCATTGGTCTTCAAATCACTTTGAAGAATCATGTTGGCAGTGGCAGTGGTGTTGATGGTTACCTGACCTGCATTGCGTGTAATGGTAATACCACTACCTGCTAGAATGTTATTGGCCAGTGTAGCACTATTGACACTTAAGATTGTTGAATTTTCAAATGTTGTTTGATCAACATTAACTGCATAGCCTGCAATGATGGGTAGTGTGCCAATGCCCACATAAACATCACCAGTTTGTGTGTTAAGACCACTGGTTTCTAACTGATCAGCATTGTCAGTGACTTTGATGGTTGCGTTGGCAGCAATGATCTTGCGAACACCTGTGTTGGTAATAGCAACCACACCAGTTGATGTAGAAACGCTGATACCAGTGTTGGCAGTGATTGTCTGCACTGTGCCACTATTAACTGGAATAGCACTTTGTAATGTTGTGCCATCAGGGAAACGCAACTTATTGACATCAATCCAATTATCAGCATGAATATTAACATTGGTTGCTGTGATGATAGCAGCCGCATTGTTGGTCAAGCCTTGGTCAATGACCTGGATGTTGGCATAAGTTGGACGTGGCACATCTCCTGTGTAAGGATAGTCAAATCCTTTCCAGTTTAAGGTAATGCCAGTGGCTGTGAATTTTACAGTGTGTGGATACTGAATCAATGAACTCTTGATCATTGAGGCAGGTGCCACTTCAATGTTGTAACCGTTGGTTTCTAGGTTACCATTAAGAATTAATGTGCCTGTGGTGTAGGCACTGTTTGTTCCAATAAACGCTGTGCTCAGTGTAGATCCGTCAGCAAAGCGTAATGGAGGAACCTGTATGTAACTGCCAGTTGAAGCCAATGTTGGTGTTGTGATAACACCTGGAACACTTAGGTTTTGATCAATAGTAACAGTTGAGTTAGCACCAATGTCAATGTTCTGTGCAGTAATAGTAATGGTCTTGCTTTCAAGACGAATTTTACCATACTCTAGTTCTTCACCACCAACTGCGGCAGTGTTGTTTTCAATATCAATGATGCCGCCTTCACTGGCTCTAAAACGGGCTGAACCATTGCGGAAGTCTGCGTGTTTAGTGCCAAGGATGTCATCAAGTATTTCAATGCCAGTGTTAGGATCACCTAATTTAACAGTGCTACTTGATACTTCCATGCGGTAGTTGCCATCACGCATGACAATACCGTTGTTGATCTCAAGGTAACTGCTGGCTGTTCCTAGATAAGTTCTATTAGGTGCTAGGTCAAGTAGTTTGCCACCACCAAAGATCTTTAGATCAACTGTGTCAGTGCCTGACTTGATCTTAAATCCATTGGTCAGCAGGTCATCATTTAGACTCCAATAGCCTGGGCCGCCACCGCCACCTGCTGGGCCCCAATATAATTGACCACTGCCATCTGTTAAGAGTGCAAAGCCACTAGTGCCATCATCTGCAGGGAATGTGAATGTGCTGGTATTACCTAAAGTTATATTTCTAAAGGTAGGTGTGCTGGTTGTATAAACTGGCTGTCCGTCATAGACGTGTTCAACCAATGTAGGATTGTAATTTACAGTGATTGGAGTTGCAGGACTTGTGACTGCAATGGCTTCAACTGTGTTGGTCACAGTGACATTGGCAATGGTCTGCTCAACGACTCCAATTAGAATGTCTGTGTCACTGCTAGTGAATACACTAACAGGACTTGGTGAGATATTAACTGTGTAAGTGCCAGTAGTGCTGACACCCAAGTTGTTTCTTACGATGGTAGCAGTATAACCCTGACGATACTCTGTAACGTTCAGGGGAGTGGTGTTCAGCGTTATGCCCTGTGCGTTAGTAACGACAGTAGCAGTAAAGTTGAAGGTTTGTTGCGTTATTGTAAATGCTTGTGCCATCTCTCATCAACTTGTGGTTATAGCGTAATAACCAGAAGCTAATGTTGGATCGCCTGCATTGACGCCAGGTTCCCACGATTGTATGAAAGCCCAACGATGTGTATTAACCTGAGGAAGTAAAGCACCAGTGCTCCATGTAACACCAACTACGGTGATTGGAACATTCTTTCGTGCATCAGGTAAAACAGGACCTGTGTATAAGTTGCCAGGGAAGGTGATTGCAACAGTTCCACTTGATGCATTGATAACATTGACGTTAGTGCTTGTGGTAATCTGTGTTGCGGTGAATACACCAATGACTGAGGAGTTTGCGAAGTTTGGCTCGCCTGTGTTGCGATCAAAACTCATTGTATCTACGACAATTGTTTGTGCGTCAAGATCAAAGACCCATCCAGTAACATCCTGACCAAAGTTGTAGGTCATTGTTCTCTGTGTTGATGGAAAAATCTGTTCTATTTGGACATTGTCCGCACCGCCAATATAGTTGGCAAAATTTAGCACTCCAGCCATTATCTTCTCCTAAGGGTTATACAGTAGGGTCTAAGGACTCTCACTGCTTGCTGGCCAACGGTATGAATACCGCTCGCTGTTGATATTTATAGGTAGCCTTTGAAAAGGGCTTTTAATAGCCCAATTACAGGAAGTCTGGCTTTGTGGGCCAAGTGATGTCACTAGGAAAGCCTGATTGTTGTGGAACATCCAGCAATGCAGATCTAAACTCTGACACTGCTGTTTGTTGTGTTGTAGATAGAGATTCCCACCAAACAGGATTGATCTTATCAACCAGTCCTAACAAAACATTTCTATAGTTTCTTGCTAGGCGTTCTGTTGCAGGAACATCAATGACCCAAGTCTTTGCAGTATGGTCAAAAGAGTATTTGTTTAGATTATCGCTAGGGTCTGCCGCTTTTGGATGGGCAGCACTATCTAGGATGTAGTAATGCTTGTCATCAAAGTTTCCTTCAATGTAGGTCTTGCCTTGTAAATTCAATGCAAGATCGCTGGCACTACTGCCTGTAATAGTGCTTTGGATTTGTCCTGTAATAGGGTCATAAATTGTGTAGATCATCGCTTTAACTCCTGCACTAATACGCTTCTAAATTCAACATTTAAGTTCTTAGGTGTCCAAGTGCCTCCACCATTGGCAACTGCTATCTGGATGTAGTAGGTATATGTTCCTGGATCACTGACAAGATCTGTAACACCTGGCCAAACATGGTTAGTTCCTACTTGTGTAGTTGCACTAGGCACATCAGGAATCCTGTATTGCACTGTGTTGATTGTTGTGACTGCTGTGGTAGTATTGTTGTATCGCATCAATCTAAACTGTAGATCAGGTGTCCATGTAGGTGTGCTGATTGTATCGTATTCAACAAATGCGTTCATAGCACCAAATGCATAGATTAACTGTCCTGGTAGGCTTGTTTCAATACTGACATTGATCACATAAGTGCTTCCTGGAACAGCACCATACCATGTGTTAAAACCTGGACCACCATAGGTAACCAATGTGTTACTGCTAGCACCAGTTCCTTGGCTCACAGCATTGACAATAATGTTGTCAGTATCAACTACATCTGCTGTCAGTTGGCTGGCAGTAATAAGTCCTTCAACTGTTAGGTCTTCACCAATGCTGACTGTGCCACCAAAGCGAGCGTCACCAGTTGATCCATCTAACCAATAGCCTGTTGATGTTGAATAACCAAAGGCAGCGTTTGTTGAAGCAAACTTGTTGGTAAAGATTTCGTTGGCTGCTAGTGCATTGGCACGAATTGTTCCATCTGCAATTAGGTCACCTGCAATCTGTAGTGTGGCCGCAGTCCAAGTGCCAAAACTATTGTAGGTAAAACTCTTGCTGTTAGTTCCTTGGTAGAAACTACCACCGTCATTGAACAAAGGAGTTAGACCAGTGTAGTTGGTCCATGCTGTGGTCAATTGTGCTTGACTTGCTGAGTTAGGATTTACAGTAATTGGTATGTAACTTAAAGGAATAAATCCACGCACACCTGTTGTTCCAGTTGTTCCTGGCACACCTGCTGGTCCTTGCTCACCACGCTCAACTACTGGTAGTTGTAGTGTTTTGGTCAATGCATCAACACTAACTGACGCAGTGACCAAAGTAGTTGATGTGCTGGTGTTAGGATAGATTGTGATAGTGTCATTGACAAAGTTTGTGCTGGTCACAGTGTAATAACCACCATTAACAGTCCATAGTGCTGCTGGTGTGTCAATGTTTGTGGCAATCACAGTGGCAGTGATAGCCGCTGGTGTGTATTCATTTAGATAGTTTCTGTAGAATACAGTTCCGCCTGCAATGTCAAAGTCAATAAACTGTGGGCTTACACCATCACTACCTGCTGGACCAAAGCCTGCTTCAATTTGTGCTTCATTGGTCCAAGTAGCAGTAAATGTGCCTGTGTTGGTGTTGCTAAAGTCCTGATCAGCCTGTGCTGACCAACGATAGTTGCCACTAGTGACTGCTAGGGCAAAATCATAGTTATCAACAGTGATGTAGGTAGTTGTATTGCCTACTAGACTGTAACTTGAAGTAGGTCTTGTGACCCAGTATTGGAACTGGCGATCATAAACACCACCTGTTACATTGGTATCATATGTGTTAGTTGGTGCAAGGAACCAAACTCTAGGATAGGTCACTGTATAACCATTAAATCCTGCTTGTCCCTGTGCTCCTGGATCTTGGAACGCATACTGCTGTGCTGCGGCTGCTGCCTGATAGACAACACCTGCGGCATCCTTGTAGCGAACAGGCACAGTCAAGTATGCAGGACTACTAGCCATGCTTAGGGGTTGTGCAAAGTTCAAACTCTTGTCTGTGGCAGTGGTAATTGTTGCAGTAGAGAATGTGATGCCAGACTGTGTGATGCTGGCAAAACCAGTAGAACTACTAATACCAATACGCCATGTGCTTGATGTAAAACTTGGATCCGTGTCAGTTTGTGCTAGAACAAAAGGAATCACTGCACCACCTTCAACACCAAATGCTTTTGGAGTTATGCTAGTCAATGTTGGTGTCAATAGCGTGCCTGTTCTTGGAACTGCCAGTGTGCCAGGTTGGAATGTGACTTGGAAGTTCTGTCCAGTGATTTCACTTAGGAAACTTGGTGCCCAAACAATGCTGGTGGCTGAGGAAAAGTCACTCTTGCGGCGTAGGCCCACTGCACGAACACGCCAGTAATAGGTTCCTGCTGGCAATCCAGTAATCTCAGTGACCACTGTTTCGCTAGTGTCAAAGGCATTGCCTGCGTTGGGCAATTCTGTCCTATACAATGTGTAGGTATTGTTGCTGAGACTTTCTATAGTGCTATACCAATATTCAACAGCCACTGTGTTGCCTGAGTTGGCAGTCACTGTGCTGACAGTAAAGCGTGGAACTGCTGCCTGCTCAAAGACATCTGTAATGCTAGGTGTCTGTGGTGCATTGATAATTGTTGGGTCAGGAATACCAGTGTTAGGCTCTGGAGTAAAGTCAGCAAGGTCAATGGAGTTGTCATCATAGACTGCATCATTGTATTCGCTTGCTGTGATCTGTGCGTATAGGCTACCATCTTCTGCTTTGCCTTCCTGCACTTGATGCACACGGAACAATTTACCGTATGGCATACTCACTGTTTCTGAATAGCGTCCCCATCCATACTGTTCGTGGTGGATACCAATAACATCACCTGCATCAATTTGAATGCCTGAGTAGTCCATGGTAAAATTAACCACAAGGTCTTCACGGCTCTGTAGCAATCTACGAGCGGCAATGTATTGTGCCTGAACAATGTTGTTACAGTAAGGCAGTGCAATGGTCAGTTTGTTGTCTGGCTCATTAGGACTGCGTGGCACATTAGGAAACTCACTTAGATTAACAATGTGGTAACCTGGTTGGTCCTTGGTCTTGGTGTTGGGAAACTGTGCTTCAACTGCATTGAATGTTGAGTTTAGATCAATAGGGTTTAGGTTGATACCACCAACAATTGAACTAGAATCAATTTGTCTTAGGTCTGAACTGGTTGGATCAGTGTCCAAGTAACTTCTGTTGATAATCACTGACCATTTGTTATCTACTTCATTCCATTGCAACCAACTGTCGCAACTTTCACATAGATCAACTAGGTTGTCCAAGAAGTTTTTAGTAGTGTCAGCAGGTCCATTGATACGATAGCGTGCCATGGTCTGTGCAGAACCACCACCTGCTGGTGTATAACTGATGGTGTCATCACTGTAGTTGTCCAATGCTGTTAATGCAGTAGTATCAACTTTGCTTAATGGTAAGCCAGCACCATAACGCTCATTGGTTAGGTAGTCTTTGATAACTGCACCAGGCTTGGTCAATGTGTTATTAACCACTGCTGTGATTTCAGGTAGGCCAGTAATGCCCTTTTCTTGATCGTATTGAATCTTAACAATGGCAAATACCAATTTGGTCATGCGTTTGGTTGAGTCCCAACGATTGGCTTCTGCAATGCCTGAATCCTGTAGAATTTGCACGGCTGTGGATGCTGTGTTGGTTGGCACAAAACTACCATCACGATATAGATACACATTGATCAATCCATTAGGTTGATCTTCAGTTGTGCCGTCACTGTTGGTCCAACTGATAACTTTAGTTTGGTCAGTGCCATCAAAGTTTAGTTTCTTATCACCCCAGTAAATGTCACCAAATGAGAATGTGCCAATACTGTCTGAATCCATGGCTTCTGAGAATACCATAACATGCCACATGGTCTTTTGATCTTCACTGATCTTGGCATCAACAATGATAGGCTTCATGTAGGCGGATCCATAGACCACACCTACTTTGTTGTCTGTTGCAGGTGGCAGTTGCACACGAGCACCAATCTGTCTTGTGCCCACACCTCCAACATCTCCTGGTGCTGCTCTCTTGGCAATGATACTGCTGATAACTGCGGTAGCAACCAATCTAATGGCAAAGGTAGCGGCAGCAAGGCCAAATGTGCCTAAGGCTGCGGCTGCTAAAATCATGTCGCCATAAATGGCTGTTAAAACTATGGTTGCTGGCATTTAATTTCTCCAAGTCTCTTCCAATTTCTGGAAGCCAAATCTGCTGTAGTCTAGGTCAGGACTATTGACCATTTTACTGATAGTGTAGGCTTCAATAAGCCCTTGCTCTTTTAATCTATCACCGTATTCTTTGTAGGCAGCAAGTAATCTATAACCACTTGTGCCACCACGCCATTCAGGATCAACCCAATAGCATAGTTCATTCATTACCACAAGGTCTGGATCCCAAACATTGGCATTCTTAACTGCAATCAACATGCCCACTATTTGATTCTCACGTTCTGCAAGAAAGATTACTCCCATGCCTGCAAATACATGTGTCAGTAGTCTTTTGACATGCAGTTCATTGTCGCAAAGTGCAAGGCGATCCCAAGGTGTTGCTGATCTATAACTGCGTAACATCTCAATGATGCGATCTGTGTCAAACTTTGTGGCCTGTCTAATCATTTAACTGGGACTCCAAAGTCAAAGTATGCACCATTTAGATTGACCACATTGTCCATAGAGGTGTCAGTGCCTGCATAGAGTGTTTTCCAAATGTCAGGACTGGTTCTACGTCCGCCAATGTTGTTTTCTAGAATTGACTTGTAAGAACTGCAATTGATAACCACTGAGAAACTGTCAATTTGATCTTCACGCTGCTCTGAGATTGTGTAACTGGTAACAATGCCAGTGAAGCGTGGATACATGCCAGTGATTAGACCACCGTCACTGTAAAATCCCCTGTGTATTTCAATCTCACTGCCACGAATGTTAGTGTTAAGCACAAGGCTGATGTTGGCTGGATCTACACCTGCTAGGCTGATACTGGTGTCATAGGCTGTGACTGCAAGATCACGCTGTTGATTACCAATAGCAATAAGTCCGCCCATTGGTGAGTATTCAACACCGCCAATAGTTTCTTTCTTGTAACTGGTTGAGAATGTGTAGATTGCATTGGTGTTAGTGCCAATGACAGTAAGTTTGATAAACTCTGCTGACCTAATGCGATCAACGGAATCAACTTCCTCAATGTATGTGCTCATAGAATTGTTCCTGTGTATTCATAGAGTTCAAATGCACCATCAAACTGCACCATGTTCTTACCTACGAAAGTATAGGTTGGCATGTTAGTGCAGAACATATTGAATTCAACTGCTGGTCCAGCAACAACACTGCCATTGACAACTGATGTGTCAATAAAGTTTTCTCTATGCGTTGTGATACTTATTGTATTAGAACTGCCGCGTAAAACTTGTGTGTTCTGCACTGTGAAAGGATAAGGATAACCACTAACCTGTATGATGTCACCTTTCTTAAACATAACCGCAGTGGGCAAGGCATTGGCACCAGTTGTAGGCAATCCAGTTAAGACCAATTCATTGTAGTCATGTGTTGAGTCACCAAACCTGCTGACACGTAGTGTATTTCTTTCTGCCAGTGTTAGGCTACCTTGATAACTGAACATCCAGTTAAGATTACTGTTGTTGGCAAAAGTAATTTCTTCTGGGATCCTACGATCTAGTCTATCCAGTTCTTCAAGTAAGGCACGAGTAGCAGGCAGGTCATAGCGTAGAACTGCTGATACTTTCACTGAAAAACGCCATGGATTGCGTGTGACCAGTTCGCTGATGCGGGCAATCTCGTTGCGTGTGTATTGAATGCCAATGACCTTACGGCGATTGATCTGAATAGTGTCAGCGATGTTGATAATGTTTTGTATGCTCATTAGACTCCCCTAAATGGCAGTTCTTTTTCTGCCTGACGCACTGTGCCCAACAGTGTCTTACGATTTTCAGCAAATAACTGTGCTACTGATTTGGCATCCACTGCTGAGATTGAATAGTTGTAGTTATTGACCACACTCTGACCCATACCCTCTGATGCAACACCTAACTTACCATCCTTGCCTCTGCGTAAGGGCATGATTGCTTCTGGTCCTGCTTCGCCCATAAGTCCTGTGCCATTGGCCATTGGGAACAGTGTAGGTCCTCCAACAATACCACCATTGGCAAATGCCATAGTCTTACCATTCTGGAATGCACCGCCATTGGCAAACCCAAAGAAGCCCATGGCCTGTGTGAATAATTGTGTGGCTGCGGCACGCATTTGAATCTTTAATAGATCCATGATGACTGAACGTGCAAAGTCAGCAAAGTTAAACTTGCCTGTTTCAACAAAGTTGTCTAGTGCTGAAGTCATGTTACCAAACACTGAACGGGCCATGTCTTCACCTTGACGCAACGGTGTCATGCTCTGTTCAAAGTCCTTCATGGCTTTCTTAACACCTTCACCAAAGTCCTGCTCACGTGCCATCTTTAGTTGTGCTTCTTTGTCAATTAATTCTAGACGTCGCTCATATTCAGCATTGATCGCCTGCTCTGCCTTTAAGCGATCAGGTTCTGGTAAATTCTTACGACGGTTAAGTTCTTCAACTTGACGTGTCTGTTCAGCAATGGCGTCAGCAATACGCTGCTCACGCTCTGCTTGTATTGGTCCAAGGTCTTGAATACGCTGACTTAGAGCAAACTTGGCTTCAAGTGATTTTGTTTGATCCTGTATGCTCTGAACTTGATCCTGTGCTCCTTTACGAGCATCAGTTTCAATCTTGGCAATGTCATGTGCTGCCTTGGCATTGATTTCTAATCGCTTGGCAGCAAGTTCTTCTTCACGCTGTGCAATAGTTAGGTGCTCACGTGCCTTGATATCAATTTCTGCTTTTGAAATGTCAGCGGCAGCATTGGCACGGATGTTGGAAATCTCATCAACTGTTGATTGGTTGAGAATACGCTCATACTCTGCTTGGCTTTGTGCAATTCTTTTTGCACTTTCTGCTGCTGCTTTTTGTGCTGCTTCTGCTTGTGGATTTAGTTTAACAATACGATTTGCTGATCCACCACCGCCTGTGGCAATAACCTGTCCTGCAGGTATCTTACTTTGACTGGTTGCTGCCTTTTCTGCTGATGCTGCTAGGTCATCATTGGCCTTCATCAGTTCGTCAATGGCCACTGCTGCACCACCAACTGCTGCCACTGTGGCACCTATTTTGATCAGTATGCCCAATGGACTCTTGCCAACTACATTACTCAAGGCTGCTGTGATGCCTAATGCTTTGTTTAGGTTAGCCACGGCAGTGATCATACCTACAATGCCAGCCACTGCCTGTGCTCCAAAGACCACAGCAAATGTGATGCCTAATGCTTTGACAATCTTCTCAGCGGCTGCAATTGACAGTTCAGTTTCACCAAACATTTCAATGATAGGTTGCATTGCCTTCATTGCACCAATCTGTAGATTGCCCATGGCCTGTTCTAGTTTCTGATTGGCATCTGCGGCTGCAAGAATGGCTGCTTCTGCATCCTGATACTTGCCAGCATCTAAGGCTTCTAAGAATTTGCCAGTATCAATACCACGGAAACTGCGTCCTAGTAATGCTGTGGCTGTGGCAGTACGCTCACTGCCTGCTGACATATCTGCAAGACCTTTGATAGTCTTGTTTAAGATGTCTGCTTCACTTAGATTGCGTAGGTCATTTAGACTAACACCAACACGACCAAATGCTGACTGTGTTCGCTCACTACCATCTGCTGCTGATTCAATAGCACCATACAAGGCCATGATGGCCTTCTCAGCGTTCTTACTGTTTCCACCAGCATCATTCATAGCCTGACCAAATGCCTTGATACTGCCCACAGTGATACCAGTAGCATCACTTAGGTCAGCCATGCGGTCTGCTGAGTCAAGTGCTCCTTTTAGTAGGGCACCAAAACTAAGTCCTGCTAGTGTGCTGATCAATCCATTCATCTTGCTATTGACTGAGTCAGCACTGGCACCTAAACGGTCTAGTTTGTCTGCACCTTCAACAGTGACACGGGTTATAAATCTTTCAATGGTAGTGGCCATATTATTTTCCTAAATTCTTCTTGATATAGTCCTGCAGGAACTTTATCGTGGGTTCGCTCATACCCTTAGGGCTTTGTTTGCTCCATCCTTGATCCAATCTAACTGCATAGGGGTAGTCCGCAATGATCTCATTACGCACCAGTTCAGTGTTGGCTCTTGCGTTGCCTGTCTTAACGGGTGTGTTTCTGAGGAACACCTTGTGTGCTTCATTGGCCATCTTGTTTTGATCCAAGATGCCTTTGATTTGGTTTATGCGTAGATTGAATGCACCTCTCATCGCCCCTTGCCCTTCTTAAGTATTTCTTCTAACTGTTCTGGACTATAGTTGTCAATTGCATTAGGATCCTTTTGATAGTGTTCCCAAGCCTGATAAACGTCAGTAATCATTAGGTCAAATGTTGTTGCATGGGCTGCTACCTGGCTAGGCAGTAGGCCGTATGTTTTCGCCAAATGACCTATGGTAATCATTTTTCCTGATTCCCAACTTCTGAGGTCAATGGCTTGGGATTTGACTTTCCCAGGATTTCATTGATCTTAGTCAATGCGGCAACTGAAATGTCAATGGGTAGGCTGTCACCAGGCTCAAGACTAGGCTGACCTTCAGCATTAAGAATAATACTGCGTAGCATGGCATTCAGTTGGCTGTTGTTCTTTTCGCTTTGACTACGGAAGAAGTCAAAGTAGGTGTTGATATCCACAAAGTCATACATCCAGAACTTGATAACATCACCATAGGCTTCTACTAGGGCGGCATCGTCAAGTGCGACTTCTACTAACTGTGGTTTGCGGGCGAATTGTTTGATATCCATAGATCTTATTCCTTTAAATCTCTTGTGTTTAAGTTGTGAATCAGTGCCAAGTTAAACTTTAACCTTGACTCTGCTTTTTCTAAATCATCCTGTGCGTGACGTATCTCACTCAGGGCTTTGGCATTTTCTGCCAATAGTGTTTGAACTATTTCTTTGGTAGTTAGACTTTTAAAGTCCATGTCTGCAAATCTCCTATGCTGTTATTTAAAGAAAAGAAAGCCCTATGGGTTAGATAGGGCTTGTTTTAGTCTAATTTGTGATTAAACTGTGCCTGGAGTAAAGTCACCAGCGACGTCAATAGTCAATGGGCTTACCCAAACAGGTTGGTCTGCACTGACAGTAGGTGCTAGGCCTGTGAAGTAGCCAGTGCCACTCACATACTTGTCACCAGATCCAGTTCCGCTCCAATATAAGCGGAAATGCACCAATGATTTGTCATTGCTGATGTCAAACAGGCCTCTGCTTAGAGCATCTTCACCAGATCCGTCACCAAAGAAGGTTGCGGAATCTAGAACGATGTTCATAGAGACTTGGTTGGTTGCTGCGATCGCGATTGCGTATTCGCTTGTGCTGTCTAATTGTTTCCAACGGAATACTCCGTTACCATTGTTAAGGGTAATGTTTTGCATTCCAGGAACAACAATATGAGTAGCGGTGTCAATAGAAGTAATGGTCGCTGTGCTAACAACTAGTGTTGCAAAGTCGCCACTTCCTGATACATTAATATATGCCACGGTATGTTCTCCTTAAGTTATGCTGTGGTGTTCAATCTATACTGGACGGTGTATATTAAGACATCGTCTCGTATTTCTGTGGTATAGTCACTTTCAATTCCAAAGTTGTCTATACCTGTTCTATCTTTAGCACCTAATATGGTGGTTAGTGATGCTGATAAATTAGCGGGTTGGTTTTTGGCATCTACTGCAAAATAACCTGTTACAGTTATTTCTCTTTGCATGACATCGTTCTGCCCAGGTAGCACAGGAATCAGGACTGACTCGCTGTATTCTTCCTGGTCCAGGTAAAACTTCTTCATGTTTTTAATATAAAGTGCTTCACCTGCTGTGTTCCAAGGTAACTCACTGACTGTCTTCACTGTTGCAGTTGAAGTAGCAGTAGTTAGGTAGGACAAGAGTTCTGCTCTCATCTTGCTCTCACAATGTTCTGACGACTAGGTGCTTTCTCATCATTGGTAACAGTGCCACCATTGTTGAAATCATACCAATCGCCTGCTTCAAGTAAGTCCTTGAACATCACGCGGAACTTCTCATCAAAGAAGCCAATCTTCTGACGCTCTGCTGAATCTGTATTGCCAAAGTCCGCAATCTTAGGATACAAATACTCACTTAGTGTGAAATAAACACACATGTCAGTAAATTCATCCTGTCGTGCTTTGATCAAGTTTGGATTTGGTGCAGGAACATCAATAAGAGTTGATGTGTAGATGTTGGGATTGCTACCAGCACTTTGACGCACATAGTAACTTCTCCACCAATCACTAGATTTAATCTTGTTGAGGATACGAGTCGTTGCCTTCTCTAGTGCATCCTCAACAATTACATCAGTGAAACCTTCATTAGCCTCAAATAGGCGTTGATCAATTGCGGTAACATCTTCATATTCCGCAAAACTTATTACATTCCCACCTGAGTTAATGAATGCCATGTTAGACTCCTATTAGATAGTGCCTTCAGAAGTGATTGCAACTCCATGTGTGCTACGAATAACAGCAGCACCAGCAACTGCTTTCAATACTAGGTCAGTAGCACGAGCAGCAGGTAGATATAGAGTGTTCATATCAACACCACCACGCTGTGCAAGACCTAATGCAGAAGCAGCAAAAACACCACCACGATAAGCAGTAGCACCGCCAGTAGTTACGCTAGCAACTAATGGGCTCTCAATGACTGTAACGCCACCAATAGAACCAATAATGCCAGAAACCATAACTTGGTTACCAACTGCACTTGGGTTAGCCAAGCCAGTAGCACCGCTGTATGGAAGAACTTGTGTTAAAGTCTTCTTCATGTAGAATGCAGCGTTTGGATGAACAACTGCGAAGTATGGTCCTTGAACCTTAGCAGCACGAAGTGTTGCAGCACCCTTTAGGATCAACTCTGTGGTCAATTCTGTAGAAGTGGAGCCAACATCGCTAGAGAAATTAGCGAATTCAGCAAACACTGTGGTGTCTAGGCTTTCACCAATTGCTTGACCGCTTTGGATAGCCAATTCGCTCATTACATCGCCGTAAGCACTGTCACGTAACATGTCAGTGATTTGGTTATAGACCACGTGTTCCTTCAATGTGATTGTAGGTGCAGTAGTGTTTGTAGTTTTAGCAGTAGCGGCTGCTTCGTCAGCAATTACTTCTGCTGCGATGCTGGCCCATACTGGAACCTGAACTACTTTACCAGCGTTCATTGGCACGTCAAATGCCTTGACCAACTGACGAGCAACAGATGCTTCATACATAGCGTATTGAGCGTCTGCAACGAAATTGGCAAATAATTCACTGTTGATGTCAGTGTTGTTGTTTGATGGGTAACTCATTTTATTTTTCCTTTAAGTAAGTTATTTTTTAAACCTTGCCTCTTGATACATCTTCCTGTGTTCAGGATTACGCATATCAAGTTTTGTGAGGTCAAGTTTGCCAGGCATACTTGAAACGTTACTCTTACCCTGTGTAGTTGCTGGTGTAGGTTGGACAAAGTGTGGGTTCTGTGTTAGAAACTCAGACACTAAATCTTCAACTTTGAAAGGGGTGCCTTGATCTGTGTAGCGAGTTTTACCCTCGCGGTCAATAATCTCTACAGCCCCATCTTCACCAAACCTAATGTTAGGCTTCAACAACTGCTTAACCTGATCCGCATTAACAGCACGGAACTGAGCAGCCGCATTCACCAAAGGCAAATCCACGGTATATTCACGAATCAACTGATCTCGCTTGGCAATTTCAGCGTCTTTTTTAGCAGCCATTTCCTGCAGGATCTTGTCAAACTCACCACGCTTCTTCTGGTCCTCAAGGGCCTTACGTTCAGCGTTGGCTTTTAGTTCTCTAAGTTCATCAATGTCACCTAACTCTTGGAATGTCTTCTCATACTTTTTAGTAATTGAAGTCTTCATACGAGCCATGTGTGCATCAAATTCTTCCTGTGTGTAGGTTTTTGTCTGCTTGGTTGCCTGGTTGTTATCTTCAGATGAGCCAGTCTCATCATTAACCAATGTATTGTCTGACATTGTGCATCGCCTCCCTTTCAAAGAGTAAATTGGTAGAGGGTCCTAGCCCTCAGTGTTATATTTAATCAAACCTGGTTAGAAGGTCATCTTTTAGGTGGTTTAGGACGTTTTTTGTTCTTAGCAGTTCTCATGCCTCTAACTGGTAATGGATTGTTCATTTTGTTTTTCCTTTATAACCTGATGCATAGGCAGCACGGCCTTGTGCCGCGGCCTTTGCTTTCGCTCCTGGTCCTGTGTAGATCTTACCTGAGTCGCCCCATTTGTAACCTTGAACAGGGCGACCATTGCGTGTTGTTCTAACTGGCTTAACTGGCATGATCAATCCTCATGCACATAACCTAGTTCAGCGTAGGCTAGGTGTTCTGCTTCAGTGCGAGCAATGTATTCTTGGCCTGTTGCTGGGTCAATCATCTTGTGTGGTTCAAATGGCTCTGTTGCTGGCAGTTGTTCTGCTGGCAAGTATTCGCTAGTGGCCAATACTAGATCTGGATCCTCCCCTAGCAATTCAACTAATTCATGGTCAATAACCTGTAATACACGAGGATCAGTTGCGGCTGCTTTGGCCTGTGTTAATTGAGCAAATTCACGCTGTGTATCACGCACATTGAAAGATCCTGGGTAGTCAATCTCACCCTGCCATTCACGGCCTTGATATAGACCAAACAGTTTCCATAGTTGTTCTTCTGCTAGTTCCATCATGTCTGCTTTTTCTGCTAATCTTGCATTAAGCAATGAGAACTCTACTTCCATGGCCACACCACTTAGTGTGCGTGTTTCTGTAGCACGAACGCCACCTGTGTTACTTAGACGATCAATGCTCTGCACCAACTGATTAATACTTTCGTGGAGGCTAGCAACATTAACACCTGAGAACTCTAGTGCATAAGGCTTCAAGCCTGGATCCATGTTCTCTGGGATAACAATCAATGAACCTGCACCATTACCATACTGCGTGTCAGGTGTAACAACAAGGCTAGGATGTCCTGCTAGACGGTGTGCCTGCTCTATCTCACTGTTGTAGTTGTAGATCAGTCGTTGAATATCAGCAATATCACTGACATCACTAACACCAATACCACGGACTACTGAGCGTTTATTGTAGGCAATCACAGCGGGGATAATACCCAGTCCATTAACTTCTTCCATGACAGCATAGGCTTCTTTCTTTTCGTCATTCATTTCCCAAGTCTTGATAGTTTCACGGGTCCATTCTTTGACCACTGTGATCTTATCAACTACTTCTTCAATGTATTTGAAATATGACAATACATAGGCACCTGACGGTGTTCGCTCCCAAGTCCAGTCCATTACGGTTAGTGGTGTTAATAGGTTGATATAGGGTCTTACACCCATGGCCTGTTCTGCACCCAGTGTAGGTGCTCCCAGGTTAGGCTTGGTCATAATAATCCAAGCGTGTCCAAAGATGCTGGACCAATAACTGGCATCCTTCATGAATGAGTCTAGTGAGCGACCATCCATGTCTGCATCTTTGATAAAATTCTTTACATCTTCTTGCAGTTCCCAACCCTTCATGTCACGATCAGGTTCTTCACGGAACAGATAACTGACATAGACCTGCACTACACTCTGAACATGATTGTCCAAGGGTGTTGTGCGTAGGCGTTGTTGGTATTCTTCGTTTGATTCTAGTTTGTAGCGGGTAAGATAGCCCTGTCTGCGATATTCCTCACCACCAACAGCAGAGTAGTATAGGAATTCCCAACGATCTCTATTGCGTTGGAATTCATTGTTGGTTGTTGAGACATATTGATAGTCTTGTGTCAATGTTGTATTCATTTAGGTTTCCTTAGGCTAACTTATGGCCCCAGCGTTGTGGTGTATATTCAGGCTGCTCTTTACGCACAGGAAATAGGTAATCTACCATGTATCCAAGTGCGTCCATCATGTGATCATAGCCTGATTCTTTGTCTGGCTGGCTGGTGCCTTCCTTATAGGTTTGACGCTCCAAGCCCTCAATTGTATATTTACACTTAGGTGCTACATACAGGTGTCTAACGCCTGTAGAATCGCACAATCTGCTATTCACTGCGTTGATACGGTCTCTGACTGGTGTGTGTGCTCTTGGGCTTTTAAGCACAAATCCTGCGTTCTGTAGGATGGCGTGGTCAGTAACGCCGCCAGCCGCTGTTTTACGGGCTGATCCTGCTGGGTCAGGATAGACCCATACTTTAGAAGTTGGATATCTTGCTTTGATTTCATCCACCAACTCTTGGGTATTACTAGAAAACATACGGATTTCGTCAATGACATAGAGCGTGTCCTTTAGTCTAACTGCTACCACTGCACTCATGGGATCAATGTTAAAGTCCATTCCAACATAGATCACTGAAGTGTCAATGGGTTCCACAGTAAGCACATTCTGCTTACGGTCAAAACTGTAGTAAATCCTGCCAGCGTAGGTTTCAAAGGTGGCCAAGAACTCTTGACGGAAAGTTCTAACATCTAGGTCACGCTTGGCTGCTTCTATTTCTTCTGGCTTAACATTACCCCCGTCAATAGTAGTGTATTGATATGACGCCCATTGCTCTGGGTTTTCTGTGGGCATGTTGTAGATGTCATGTGCCCAGTTGCCAATGCCTTTGGGTGTGCCAATAAACAGGGCACCGCCTTGTTTGTCTGCCAGTGTAGGACGTAAGACTTCATACCATGCTTCTGGATCAATGTCCGCAAATTCATCAAGTATTAGATAATCTAAGCCAACACCCCTTAATGAGTCAGCATTGTCAGCACCTTTAAGTGAGATTAGACTGCCATTCTTTAGTTCAATGCTTAGTTCTGATTCATTAACTTTCTTGGCCCACTTTAGGTCTTGTAGTTTATGCTTTAGTTTTCGCCAGACAATTTGTTTTGCCTGTTTGTATGTTGGTGCCACATACCATACATTTCTGTCAGGCTCCTTAGCGTGGTAGCATAATTGTCTAATAGATAGGTGTGTCTTGCCAAAGCGTCTGCCAGCAACAACACATATAAATCTGTGTGAGTCAAGGGCAATTGTCTCCTGTGGTTTAGATAACGGCATTATAGATCGTCATCCCAAGGAAGCGGAGTGTTGGCTTCTGAATCTGTTGGGTTCTCTGATTGCCCCAGAATGTTCTTGCCTAACCAGATAAGAAGTGTAGCGTTGCCACTGAGTGCAAGTCTAATCTGTGCTTGTCTAAGGCTTTGTTTTAGCGATTCACGCCCTTTTATAAGTTCTACGCTAAAGTTGTAGCGTAAGGTATTGCCATCAATACCAAACCAGTCGCAGATTTCTGTATCCTTACAGCCCATCTGTGCTAGTTTATAGACTTCGCTTGGGGGGATTATTTTCTTATCACGGCCTACCACAACACCTTCTACTTCTTTGGTAGCGGTCTTGCGTTGCTTTCGCTTAGAGGCGGGAGTATCGTTGGTGTCATCCATATCTGTATTTAAAGGATATGGATCAAAAGGGGTTATTTTAGGTCAAAAGAAAGCCCACTACAACAGTGGGCTCCAAACACGCCTAAGGTATAGTTCTTGTTATTTTTTATTTAGCGATCACATAGGTGCCATTTGGCAAGGGTCTAACTGTGATAATAGTTGATCCAGGGTTGCCCCAATCACCACAGTGGTGTGGTAACTTTTGCCCTGGCTTTAGGTTAGCAAATTGGCATTCAGGTCTGTGACTGTTATTTTGGGCACAACCAGTGGCTAATACTGCCAGTGCTATGATCAGCCATTTCATACTTTGTTTTCTCCTCTGAGATGTCCATACTGTTCTAACCATTGTTGGCGATCTTCTAGATACAGTAGGGTATTGATAATGTCATCCAAATTGTCCCACAGTTCAGGTGTCATCCATTCCTTAAAAGGCTTGTCTAACTTGTAGGCTTTGGCCAGTTGCTTGAGATGTTTATTGACTTCTGGTAATTCCATTAGTTCAACTTGTTCTTTAGTTAGGTTCATTCTGCAGCCTCCAATCCTGTTCCAAGATGTAAAGGGATTGCCTTTTCATTACTGATCCGTTGCCAATAGTTTGGGTCTGCCAAATAAGTTTTCCAATCTAAAACAATGTATTTCATTTTTGCGTCTCCTAATGCTGTTGAACATAATAATAGTATAACTGACTTCAGCGAAATCTCGTGTTGTCTTGTTGCAACATATTGTCCAAAAAGAAAGCCCAGAAAATGTCACTAAACTGGGCTATCCAAAACACAGAATCAAACTTGCCAGAAAGTTCTGTATTTTAACGAAGTGCTAGGTAAGTGTAGAGTTTGGTGCCTGGATGCACAAACACTTGATCAAAATAAGGATCATAGTCCCAATCCTCGTTGGGCCAGTCCAGTAGGCATACACCCCATTCAATGATCTTACTGATTGGATAGGTCATCATTGACTTTGATCTTACCCTGTATGACTTTTAACTGTCGCTTGAGTGCAGCCTGTTCTTCTGCTTCAGTGAGTTCTTTGCGGATCTGTTTGATGGCTTCTGCAATTTCTTCTCCACTATATTTTGAGTAGAGTTGTTTCATCACTGTGTAGATATGTTGGTTCATTGAGTGTCAAATAGGTTAGGTTTGTTTGTGGTTTTTGTTTTGCTAGTGTCATCATTGGGAATGTCAATGCCCTGTGCTTTGTTCCATACTTCACGCATGGCCATGATCAACTTCCATGCATCATGTTTAAACTCAGGTTGATCTAACACACGACCATCTGGACCCCATGTGGGATTCTTTTTACCAGTGGGTCTATCCCAGTGCTTGCCCAGGATCATGTCAGCTGTGAGCACTGCTTCTTCATTGCGTCCCGCAAACATTTCTGGATTAGTTTCCATTAACAGTCGCATCAAGGCAATGACTCTGACATAGTCATAGTTGTTCCAGTTGTGCAGGATAGTATCCCAAATTCTGCGGTTGTTCTTTTGCAGTTGTCCGCCCTGTAGGATCTCTTCATTAAGTGCAGTGGCTGCACCTTGCCAAAGATCCAGGCCTTCTTCCATCCATACTTTATCGTGTGTTGTCTTCATATCTATATACCCTAGTTTAAATCAATTCAATTGTCTTAATGGCTTCACCTGCTAGCACGCCAATGGTTCTCAGTTGGTCAAAGTATTCACGTGCCTGATCTGCATCGCTAAACTTAAATTCCGCTGTTTTACCACCTAGCATGGTCACTTTAATTTTCAATTTGTTTGTTGGCTTCATGTTGTCTTGCTACCTCTATTAGTCTTAGTCTGTTGTGCAGTTCATTGATCTGTAGATCATGTGCGTTAATGGCTTCTGTGTGTTTGTTGATCTGTTCAATGATCTGTCGTTGCAGTTCTGTGTTCTGCTTGTGCAGTGATTTCAGTTGAGTGACCACAGACTCTAAGTTGGTCAGTGTGTCCAGTGGATTAAAATTTGGGTCAAACATCATAAGTCCTTAAATTGTCCTGGGTATTTGCCCATCTTCTTACCACGGCATAACTGTTGATAGCGGCTGACTATTAGGCAGTTGCTCTTACTCCATGGCTTTTCCACATCATCACGGACCATGCAAAGTTCTTCTGGTTTGCGTCCTCTTTGAACCCAAAGGTCTGGAGTCCATAGTTCAAAAAATTCATCCTGTGTAAGTTCAAACTCTTCTTTGCGAAATACAGCCTGTGCCTTCATGCGTAGGTAAGCCCAATGACGATCATGATCAATCAATACTGGATATTTGCGTCCTGCAATGAATGGTCCTTTAGGTCTTGGCACTGACTATCTCCACGAGTTCATACCTTGTGGGTATCTGTGCTTTGTCTATGAACTTACCATAGGCAATGGCAATGGCATGATTGATCTGTGTCAATGGATATAGTTGGTCTGGTGTCATAGTTCAAATGCCTCTCTGGCTGTCATGCCTTTGTCATGTATTCTTGTCCAAGCAGTGGCTTTATTAACGCCTGTTTCTCTTGACCAATCAGCAAGGCTCTGCTTACGCCCATTGATCTTTAGCATGAGATTAAACCTGCGATGGTTCTGCACCCATAACTGTGTGGTCCAATGTAGATTGCCTGGACGGATGTCCTTCTTGCGATCAATCAGTCCCAGCACAGTCAGACCTTTGGGTGGCCTACCTAAATTTGCATAGACCCAATCTTCAAAAAGATCAAAACCCACTTTGGGCACTGCCCAGGGTTTATACATCTTGATGCCTAATTGACCATAGCAGTGCCACAGGTGACTACCTGGTGTGGTAGTTGAGTAGTAGAACTGCTGCCAACGCTTGTATAAAGGTCTTTTATTACGGGCTAACATCTATAAATCTTCCTTCTTAAATATAATTATATTTATATTGAAGTGCAATATCAAGTGGAAAATACACCACTTTTGATCTATTAGTCTCTATCATTGTTAATATTAAAAGAACCTAATATATCTTTAACAGTCCTAGGTGAAGATGACTTCTTCAAAGATTCAATAGGCAAATCAGGTGTATCCTCTTTTAAATTTTCTTTGTCTAAGTGATCAGCAATTCGCTTCAATTGCCAACTGATTGAATTTAAGATATCTGGCAAATCATTCATTGTTTTGTGTGTCATTATAAAGGTCTTCCTGTTTGTTTGATGTGTTGTGTATTCAATTGCTTGGCCTTGAGCCGCTGCTTTTTTCTTTTCTTTAAGACATTGCCAAGGTCAGAGTTTTTGGGTTTTATTTTCTTTCTTTCACGCCATAGCTCCTGAACTACCTGACCACTATCTATTAGTTCATATGCAACTTCAGGTCTAAGCCAATCCAGATATACATCATGTGCTTGACAAAAAAGTCCAGGTCTGGGGATTTGTGTTCCCTTAATGGACTTCCACCTGACTGACATCTGGCAGTGTTCATGTTTCTTTGCGATATCTTCTTTCATATATACCTCTTAATAAAAGGGCGAACTACTTCGCCCAACAAATGACCTACTTCGCATGTCATTTGTTTTCCTAAATCTTCTAGAAGAAAACAAATTGGAAGTAATAAATGATTTGCGGAGTTGCCAGACGAAGCGAAGCATTTATTACTAACAAGGTTGGAACGCTTTAGCGTTCTGACCTTATTGTTATAACACACCTGACTAACAAAACATTCAATCATTTAAATTAAAATTCCTCATTCCCATCTTCATAGATTAGCAACAGCCCTTGCGGACTGAAACTCCTGGAAGCGATGGTTTATCATGTTTATGCCCTTGACTGCTTCTGTCTTGCTTACAAATAAGTCTTGTCCTTTCCTCTTGCCTTACGACTTTCATCTCTCCTCTGAGATAGCACGGAATTAAACCTTAGGCATGTCTGCCATGTCCTGCACGGACTTAGTTTAGGAACTCATCTATAAACATAATCTCTGCCATTCTCGTTATTTCGCAAGTGAGACATTGACTACGGGCGGGTCCTGTTTTAACCCCCATATGGTGCCATAATGCAGATACTCACTGGACAGATTTATGATTGAAATGGTTTCTACAAACAGCCTGTCAAATTGTTTGTTATTTGTATTTATAATATATGAATCAAAAGGGCTTGTAAAGAAGAATTTTGTTCAGAAAAGAGAAAACCCCTTAAGCGTTGCACCTAAGGGGTTTTCAAACTAGTGGGACAATGTTTGATTGCTGACAGGCTAACCTCTCCAAGGAGAATTACTCCACTAGTTGTTGAAGGGCTCCTGGAATTACAATGGCATTAGATAACAAAAGAAAATTGCCCTTCAACAGAATATTTAGTTTAACTGTTTTGATCTGTATTTGCAATAGGTGTTTTTGCCCTAAATTTAGACCTTGATCTAATCCTGTTGATCTGCTCACTGTATTTGAGTTGATCCAATATGTTGAGTTTTGGGTCCTGTGCCAATTGGTGAAAATACCTAGTTTGATCTATACCATAGCGATCAATTAGACTGCGGTCACGTGGGTCCATTAGGCTTCCAATTTTTTAAGTATGTGATTGATCACAGGATACTTTTGACCACATGAACATTTGACTTGTGATTTTTCCAGATTGATCAATTCAACTTTGTCCTCACAGAACTTACTGCATTGAACACAAAATTCTGATTTCTTAGCCCAGCGGATAACCTGCACTTCACCTGACGTTTCATTAATTGGATTTTCTTCGCCTTGGTAATTGGTCTTGCGTCTTGGGCCAGTGTTCTTGCCATGTATGCTAGATCCCCATTTGCCCTTAACGGGTGATGTGGCATCTATATACCAATCTTCAGCCAGTTGATCTATGATAGTGTAAAATTGTTTTCGCTCCATACTGGTAATTATTCATTACCAAACTCCTGCTACTTTGGAAATGGCTGCTAATGCACCTAAAAGCATCACGATAAGGCCAGCACCACCCTTGATAATTAACCAGGCAATTTCAGTCTTAAAACTGTCTAATTTTGCCTCAATGCGGTCTATCTTTACTTCAATTTTATCTGTTT